TCCGTAGACCCATGCATTGCCGGAGACCTCTGCATCGCCGGAGACCCTTGCATTGCCGGAGACCCATGCATTGCCGTAGACCCTTGCATTGCCGTAGACCTCTGCATTGCCGTAGACCCATGCATTGCCGTAGACCTCTGCATTGCCGTAGACCCATGCATTGCCGGAGGACTGTTCAAGGTTTTCCTCTTTCTCAATCCACCCACCAGTTTCTCCCTCTTCTACATCTCCAAATGATATAAGCGCCTTGATACGGAAAAGCTTCTTTCCAAAGATGTTGATTTTTGACTCTGCTGTCAGTTCGAATTTTTTCATTGATTGGTTTTCCTCCTTGTATTTTCCTTGATGTAAGCATCAACTTCGCTTATATATTTACTCCTTTCATTATTGCTTCAATTCTTACCACCCTAGCACTAAACGGATTAAAACTGTTGTCACACTTGCTACAATTGCTGGAATCACATATTCCATAATCGGATGGCGTTTCATATTTTTTACCTCCTTACTTTGCTTTTATCTCTTAATACGATTTTTATTCAACCTATTGTATTTCCTTTCCCCTCTACCTATAATGCATTTACAGGCACCGACATGCCGAGTATAACGAAAGGGGAATTATATGGTTGAAACAATTACACGACTGTATCATTGCCACAAGATTCACAAACACGTGACTGTTTATGAAGAGTATGAGGTTTCTGGTAACAGTCGCCGCCTACTGCGGTGCTCATGTCCATATCATCAATACACGGAAATGAAGCCGCACTGTGATGGGTATAATGACCATGGTTTTCAATGTGGTTATGCAAAAAATCAATAACCAGGCTCACTAACTCATCTGGTCGCTCACTTGGCGATAGGTAACAGTAAAGCCGTAGGTCACATTTGCAACAGTCTCCACCAGATTCTTTGCAGTGTTGGCTGACGGCTTTATTAAATTGTAATGCGTCCATTTATGCTCCTTTCTACTCAATACACATTTGAGCATTGCAGTCCCTGATGCACATTACTGTATTAGTGCATGGATGCCAATTTCTGACATATTCCATAGATTCTTCAAATCTCAGCTTAGGGATGTTATTACGGGCATTTACTGCGAAGTAAGTCTTTATATCCCTGTTGCATTCAGCAAATACTTTCTTACCAATTTCCCTGTAAGCATTTGACTCTTTCCCACCAAGGTGAGCAATTACGACACTTGACACTAAGTCTCTAATAGATTCCTGCTGTGCGTAGTCAATAGTCATGGTATTTTCAAGTCTGTTAAGCCGCTCTTCGTGATCTAAGAATCCTGTCGCAATAACCTGTATCTGTTCAACTGTCGTCAGTGGCTTCTGGTATGAGCCTGTCTTTCTGATTATTGGAAGAACTTCATCCATAACCCACGACTCAAATTTCTCTGCTGATGGAAGTTTCGATTTCATAATCAATCGGTACAAATCTCCCTCTGTTATGAAACTCGCTTCCTGATTCCTGCCGAGAGAATCTGTGAGGTGGTGTTTTACCACCCCACGGCAATGCTGTTTAAGTGCATTAACCGTGTCCTTGTAGCCAAGTGCTTTCGCAACGTCAGCTCCAACAAAATACGGTTTCCCGTCAATTTCTATTGTTCGAATTTCTCCGAACTCCCCTGAATTAAAAATCTGTAATTCGTTCATAAGTCTCCTTTCTTGTGATATACTCCCAGTAGAGGGGAGGTGAAAATGTGATTACTAAATTTCAATATAAAATATTGAAAAAGGCTCTGAAAAATCATGGATACAATCCAAGAAAGCAGCGACAAATTGATGCTTGCACTTACCTTTTTCGGAAAAACTGTTTAAGTCGTGCCAGAGATGGAAAACACGAGTATATAATTTCCCAAGAAGGTGAAGTTGCTATAAAAGCTTACTTCCAAGACATTTCCCGTTTTTGGATAACAACGATTTTATCAATTATCGCGTTGATTACTGGTATATTTTCGATTTCTATACAAGCAGAGCCACTATTGAAATTATTAGAGCAATTATTGAAATAACTGCTAAAACGTGTGTGTCGGTAGATAGCGAATCTACATAATGTGTATACATTTGTAATAATTCCTTTACCGAAAATTCAACATCTACCTGCTCACACGGCTCTTTTGGAAAGATACAGTCCACATCTACCGTTCCGCCAAAAGGAATCGGCTCACCAGGTTCTAACTCTCTTTTCTCTGGCATTTTCAAATCGCCTTTTTCTCCTGTCAGAACAGCTTCCTTTATTTTGTTGGTCTGGTCCTGTAAATCCCAGAAACGCTCACTGAGTCTTCTTATGGCTTCATCGGTTTCTTTTTTATATCTGCTCAACTGTTTTCACTTCCTTTCTAGTTAAGATCTTTGTAGATAATTTTGTCTACTTTTTAAAGAAAATTTTTTCTTTTTCAGTAAGAGATGTAATCCCAAGTTCACTACAGAGAATATCTGTTTCCCTGTTCGTAAAATCGGCCTTATTTTTACATTTCATCCTGAAGTATTGCCTTGAAATGCCTAGTTTCTCAGCTAAATATCCATATTTCTTTCCAGAGTCTTTAATTCTCTGTTCAAGCAATGGAGTATCAACCATTCCTGTTCCTCCTTTCTTTTTGTTGATGTTTCTGTCTACATTTAACACTATAACTCGTGTTGATATTTTTGTCAACAATATTTTCAAAAAATGTTGAAATATTTTTTCAACACATGTTATACTCTCATTGTAAGCAGAAAGGAGGTAAACTCCATGAACATAGGAGAAAGAATTAGAAAGTGCCGTGAAAATTTAGACATGACGCAAGAAGAACTGGCATTAAAACTTGGATATAAGTCAAGATCTTCCGTGAATAAGGTTGAAAATTCAAGAGAACTTTCTATAAAGAAAGTGCGTGACTATGCTAAGGCATTAGGCGTATCGCCTGCTTACTTAATGGGATGGACGGAACATAAGCCAGACAATGCAGAATTAGTCGCAGATATCTCAGGAAATCCGCAGCTACTGTCCTGCATTGAAAAACTCACTAATCTTCCAAAAGACGACCAACAGTTAGTTTATGGCTACGTAGATGCTCTCTATTCCAAAAATAAAGCCGGGGATTAATTTCCCCGGTTTTTTAATACTCTGGCAATGAATCTATAGAAGAATTCAAGCAGACTGTCATCATTTATTTTATCTATCATTTCAATAATCTCTTTCTTATAATCCATAAATACCCCTTCCTGTCGCAACTACCGCCTACACTACAGTATATGTTCGGCTGTGGGAAATATAACCGAACATTAGTTCGCTTTTGCTATTATACCACCTATTCCGACTCTTGGCAACTGCCAATGATATACATGAACTCTCACTATTTTATAGAAAAAAACATTTCTTTTTCATTTAAATCACTCTATTTCGTTCTAAATCTTTACAATATGCTCTTAAAATGATAGAATAAAAATACCACGAATAACCGTACTTTACATAATATTGCAAAATCAGCGATGCAAAATGCATAATCCGCATAAAAAGTGCGAAGCGTGGCGAATAAAGCTATTAGGAGGAGCAATTCTATGAGTAAGAAAAAAGGTGGAAAACTCAAATGGGTAGTTTTAGCAGTTGTTGCCATTGGCGTTATCGGTGCCGTTGGTGGAAATTCGGATTCAAACACCACGTCTTCTTCCAGCACATCTGCAAAGACGGAATCTGTAAAAGAAACTGATACACCTACACCAATTGAATACACAGCCGTATCAGTCAATGATATGATGTCTCAGCTTGATGATAACGCACTTGGAGCATCTGATAAATACAAAGGGCAATACTTAGAAATCACTGGTAGACTCGGGAACATTGATTCATCTGGAAAATATATCTCCCTCTATCCTGACGATGAATATGCGATAATCGGCGTTCAGTGCCAGATTAAAAATGATGAGCAGCGTTCGAAAGTCGCATCAATGGCAAAAGGTGATACAGTCACACTAAAGGGAAAATGCACAACTGTCGGAGAAGTTCTCGGATATTCAGTCGATATTGAAGAAATAGAATAAAAATAAAAACCACCCCGGCATTGGCGTACCGAGGTGGCGTTTATACATCTCCGAAGAAATGTAATATTCTGGCAAAACATATTGTATCATCTTCGGAGCAGTCGAGCAAGACAGAAAATTTGTTCGGCTGTTATTTTTATACCTAAAATACAGCTACAGAAAGAGGGAATAAAAATGGCGAAGAAAAGAAAGAAATACCCGAAGCTCCCTAACAGTTTCGGAACAATACGGTGCCTGGGCGGCAACCGTAGGAATCCATTTGCGGTCCATCCTCCGGCAGTACTGGATGAAAAGACCGGAAAGCCCGTCCGACCGCCTGCAATCTGCTATGTAGATGACTGGATTAAAGGATTTACTGTACTGACCGCATACAAGGCAGGAACATATCAGCCAGGGATGGAACGAGACCTTGAGATATCACCTACAACGGACGTAGATACCCTTGTTACTCGTTTGATTGCTGACTACAATACAATCAAGGGTGTCGAGGATAAACACCCGGAAATCAAGAAATTGACGTTTTCAGAGGTATATGAGAAGTTTTACGCATGGAAGTTTCCAGAGGGTTCAAAACTTTCTTATAGCTCAAAGATAGCTTACCAGACTGCTTACTCAAACTGCACGGCTCTGTATAATCGTGTATTCGAGGATTTAAAAGCGCCTGATCTGCAAAAGGTAATTGATGACTGCCCGTTAAAGCGTCAGAGTCTCATGGCAATTCTTACACTGTTCAAGCAGATGTATAAATACGCTGTTTACTCAGAAATTGTAACGGAAAATAAGGCGTTATATGTCCATGTCAATGCTGATAATGACACCGAACATGGAACGCCATTTTCTGATCAGGAGATGCAAGTGCTATGGAATAATACCGACGATCCAGAAGTGCAGCTCATTCTTATTATGTGTTACTCCGGCTGGAGAATCGGTGAGGTGCTAAAACTTACGACCAACTTAGAAGAAAGATACTTCCAAGGTGGTATCAAAACAAAAGCCGGTAAAAACAGAATTGTCCCGATACATCCCGCTATATACCATTTTGTCGAACAGAAAGTGCTGACACAAGATGGAAAACTATGCGTATATACTCAGCAGCATCACAGAAAAGCGCTGTTCTATCCTACACTGGAACGCTTAGAAATCGTCGGTGATCCGAAGCACACGCCGCATGATTGTCGACACACCTTTTCTGCGTTGTGCGAAAAATACGGCGTCCGGGAGAACGACCGGAAGCGAATGCTCGGCCATTCTTTTGGTGGAGATGTTACAAACGCGGTATATGGACACAGGACATTGGAAGAACTCCGTACAGAGATTGAGAAAATAAAAGTCCCATTTGTGACTAACTGTGACTAACGGAATCTTATTTTATCAATTTTATTCATCACAATTCAGAACATAAAAACGCGTGAAACCCTTGTAAAATCAACATTCTCAGCGATTTTACAAGGAGTTCACTCATTTCATTTTCATTATTCTAATTGTATTTAATTAGGACATTAAATTAGAACTATGCAAATGTCAAAAAGTCCTTTAAATACAGTACTTTAGAGGATATTTAATTAGGAAATGATTTTTTTGTTTGTGACTAACGTGTGTCCAACGAACTAATAGGATTTACAAAACGAAATGATACAATATGTTATAAGAAACCTGATTCCCGGGGTACTATCCCCGGGAGCTTTTATTTATGAATTTCTGAAATTCTGGTAAATACGCCCTTCGGGACAAACTCAAATATAAACCCATCATCATTCGGGTACGGGATTCTGACGAAGTACCATTTCAGCCCGGCACTGTCTGTTTCTGTGTATTTCATTACCTCTACAACTGCACCTTTTTTCAGCTTTGGAAACAGTTTAGATGGGCTATTTTTACTTGATTTTGCATAACATTTTGTGTCTTTTTTAATCTGCGCAATGTAGGCTCTTGTGTTCTGTTTTTTGACTGTATCCGAGTCTGAAACTGGCGTTGTATCTTTGACTAAACTGTAGTTTGGAGTGCAGAATTTTGTTCCAGGCATCTGGCTGTTAAGATAGCTCTTTGCACAGACACCGCCGCCATTTGCGATTATACCGGATGCGCCGGAAGTGTTTCCCTCAATGGTATAGAACATGTCTCCAATCACGGCTGTTACTATACCGGTATGAGTAAATGTTCCGTTACGGTAAAAGATTACGATATCACCAATCTTTGGATTAGCATTCTTTGTAAACAGATTGCCAAGTGTCGGACAGTACACATAAGGCCAGTGTTTTAAGAGTTCCTTTGCTTTCTCCTGTCCAAAAGCTTTCATGAAGCACCAACTCACAAAGCCGGCACACCATGGCTGTCCTTGATAAGATGGCTTTACATCTCTCCAATATTTTGTATAGTTATTGGAACCTGCATTTGCTGTCTTGCTGTCAAGCTGGCTATTGCTTGCCTTTTCAAGATATCCAACTTCATTCTTTGCGATCTGGATTAATTTATCAATTGCGTTCATGCCTGTTTCCTCCCTTTCTGGAAAATATGTTTTCAGCGCATCGTAAACAAATTTCTGCCTGTCCTTATATGCTCCCACTTGGTTCCCTGTGTCCGTCTGGCAAGCTGCATAGAGATTGTCCAATGTATATGGTTTCTGAGTCTTTGCTAGAATCCGGGTTACTGCCCCTAGTCCACCTTGGTGCCTAAAGTTCACGCACATAGCTTGCGCTCTAGCATCCGTAACGCCCTGTTTAAGGGCTTCATCTGCATATGTGGCTAATTGTTCATCCATAAGACTATCTTGACATTTAACGCCGATTTTGGATGATATAAGCTGAACGATTAAATTGGCGAACTGGCTGTTTCTGGAAATGTTAAAGCAAGACCAGTCTGCCTCCTGTACCTGCTCCCATAATCCGATATTGTCTAACCGGTCCCATGCTTCCGTATCTGCATCATGAATCCGTTTCAAAAGCGTTTGTGCTTCGGTTGCGTACCACTGTCCGGCACCGATTGTAATTGCGTGTTCTTCAGAAGAATTGGTGTAGGCCTCTGTGAAGTCTGAATAATCCTGCTGTCCGTAAACCTGTCCACCGGTTTCGACTGCGTAAATAATCTTTCTCAGGACGTTCTTTTGTTCAGTTGTCATGTTGCCCGCTCCTTTCGCAAAGATTCTTACCTAATTTTGATTATAACATTTAGCGTTAAGGCATCTCTGTACCAATTTAAAAATCCGACAGGTGATTGCCTGCCGGATAATGCTAAATAACATATTTGTGGTGATTGTATCTGACCGACTCTTGATTAACCTTTTTGCACTGTTCCTTATAAATAAGTAGAGGTTTTACGAAAGTTTTCCATTTTTTAATGAATTAAATGGGAATACGAAGTTGCTTAAATGTCATTCCATCTTTACAAAACTTTCTATTGGCAACAATAAAGTTGTCGTTTTATTGACCACCAATTTTAAGCCTGAAGGATATTTTTCATCTTTATTATGCCATTCGAATTGTATGCGATTTTCCACTCTTGATGAGTTACTATTTTATAATATAGGACATTACTGTTGCAGTCTTACATTGGTCTTCGGATAAATAATTATCATTCCCAAATTTTATTGTAAGAGTGATATTTGTAACTCCATTTCCACTAAAAAAGCATTCTCTTACGTTAGATGTCATTGAAAAACCAAGTAGCTTAGGAACATATCCATTAAGGAAAAATACACACACTCGATTTGCAATATTAATAGCACAAGGATTGCATGTTTGACTGGGATTAATAGAAAATACGGCTGTAACATAACTTTCATCATTATCATATGATATCAAAGATACACTCCCTTTGAATGTCTTACTATTTAATTCATTAATCGCTCCCAGAATCGTTTTGTCGTTCGTCTGAAGCTTCTCGAATACTTTGTCGGCAATTTTTCCAAGTACCCAGTCTGAAAGAGTAGACAGTGAAAGGCGTTTATTTGCCTTCCCTGCCGTATCAAGTGTCATAATCTCATCATTATCAGCTACTGTAGTTTTTATAGTATAATCTGTCCACTTTGGCATAATTGTTTCCTCCTTATACTAAATATTTGTCCCGGATATATTTCTTGACTGCATCAAGATGAGCCTGTACATCGTCATTCATCACAAGGAAATTGCCTTTGTTGTTCTGGCTGACAACTTCTCCTGTTTCCTCGTTTACCTCGGAATAGGTGTAAGCGATACGGCTTCCCTCTCCTGTGCTAAGATTCATAAAACTTGTAAGAATTTTCTTCATTATATTTTCCCCATTTCGTCAATAATGTTTTCCCTGTCATTAAAAAGTTCCTTTTCATAATCTGGTTCTGATACTTTAAGGTTTTCGCCGTAGCCTGGTTCCGGCATGTCTGTATCTATTGCCCTGTCATAAGCCATCTCACTCGCATCGGCAAACCGCATGTGCTCATAGTCAGCTTGCCGCGCTTTAATTTCGAATGCAAATTTAAGTCCCGGAGTGCCTTTAACAATAAAATACGTCTGTTCCTTTTTATCTATCCAACAATCGCCATCTCCTTCCTTTTGCAAGAAAACATAGTATTCAATCCCTACATTGGTAGATTCTTGAAAAATGTCGTCTATGTCTATCAGGCATGTGCCATCTTCCGATATGGATGCTTCTCCAATATCTCCGAATATAGGGGATGCCATTTCGTAGCAATAAAATGCCTGTGTGCCATAGTTTTTTGTTGGAAGAATCCTCTTCTTTGTTCCACGCACACTTAAATCCGCAAGGTCAGTGCCTGTGCCAAGGCTGTAAAAGTGTCCACTGGCTTCTACATGTGTACCTGCTTTAACTTTTTTTGATGTCGAAACACTGTCTGCCGAAACGCTGGTGCCAACCGAGACTGAGCTTGCGTGTACAGTTCCCGTATAAAGATTGATTCCTCTAATTCGTGTTCCATACAATGTGCCGTACCCTGGCACATATACTCCTGTATTCGTCTCTGAATAGATTTCCCCAGCTGAAGCGTCTAGCGTTACTTCTCCATACGTGCCACTTGCTGAAAGCTTTCTATATCCAACTTCCCATCCTGCCAAATACCCTGTGTCAATATACGAGGCATTCAGATACACCTTATTATTATAAAGATATAACCCCTGTGTTTCCCCGTTGTTGGTTAATTTATTAAAAATCTCCAACTGTGTCATTTCACTGGCATCTTTTCCATCCTGTCCGTCTTTGCCTTTTTCCCCGTATACGCCAATCACACAAGGAAGTGTTGTCGTCTTAGCCCCGTTTGTGAAGAAAGTCTCCTCATAATTCCACAGGTATCTATTGTCCTGTGTTGGAATCTGCACGGTTTCTGTCCATCCAGAACTACTTGTTGATACACCAGACGAACTGGACGTAGCGAGATAATGCTGTACAATCTTCGAGATTCCATTTCCAGTATCACCTTGTTTTTGCTTCACAACTACAAATTCTTTCTTTGCGGTCATCCCATTGTAAGTTGCAGTTGCTGTGATTGTGCCACTGTCCACGGACAGTCCAGAGACCGTGTACGTTGCCCCTGACGCAGAACCACTTATTCCGTTTTCCGCAGAGAATGAAATGTTTGACTGCGCGGTTACGTTTTCAGCGCCATATAACACAGTTACCGTAGTTTCGCATGTAGGAAATGTGGTATATTTGCCGGACGAATCTGTTGGGATTCCCTGGAATTCATTTGATAACAGCACATTCAACGTTGCATATTTTGTCGCGATTTCTGTTGCAGTATTGGACGCGGTATCTTTTGCTATTTCAGAGACAGCTTTTCCTTTTAATGAGAACTCTGTCGCAGCGATGTGCACCTTTCCACTATCATCAATATGGAGAGTGATTTGGTTATCACTGTCAATAACCTTAATTCCTTTCGCATTGATAAATTTGCCTGCCAAAACGCCTGCAAGGATGTAATTTGCATTGATATACAGTTTCTTGTCCTGTATATAAATTCCCTGGTCTTCACCGCCGTTCGTCAGCTTATTAAATACTTCATCCTGTCCAAGGCTTGTATCATACTCTTTGACTGCATTATCAATGTCGGTTTTGTCCACATATTTGAAATCAATCCAGTCAGTGTCAGTAAATGTACCATCCGACCGGCTTCTAACCGCTGTTTTAATAGAAGCTTCGCCGTCTGCTTTTGATGTGACCCAGAAATCTCCCATGTTGTACGGCGGTTTAGGTTGTTCGAAATAAACTGCTGCTTTCCCATCAATCTTATCAAACAGATAATCCGGGGCTTTCTGTTCAACCCATTCATTTCCGTCCCACCGCCAGCGCGTGTTAGCGTTATTGGCGGTATTCTGCCAAAGGTCTCCTTTGTGGATATATTTGCCTTTTTCCCAAACAATTAAAATCTCATTTCCACCTACGTCCAGAATGGAATTGCCATCAACATCTGTCCACGGAATCTCTTCTGTTTCTGTCCATTCAAGCGCCGGGTCTGTATCCTGGCTCCAGGTCTGAATTTTGCCGTCAAGCTGCTCTTGGAGACTTTCAATCGTATCGGCAAAAACGCCCTTGATAAAGGCTGTAACTGCTGAATCATCTGTATACTTAGATGCTCTCACCCAGTCATCGGCGTCATAGCTTGCGCCCTCTGCCTTTGCCTTTTGACACTTAAGAATGTCCCCTGTCTTTCCCTGAACCCATAAATCGTCAATATCGTAAGGTGGAACCGGCTCTGCTCCGAAAATTCTCTTCTTTGCATTTGCCGTGTTTTGTGCCTGCGCCGCATCAGCCAGAGCTTTGACCACCGCAGTGTCTTTTACATAATCCCACTTGTATTCGCCATTAATCTTTGCATATCTGTAAGCCTGTCCACCATATTCTTCGTTGTTTACAATATAAAACAGGTCGCCTAAGTGCTTTTCTTTAGTTGTGTCATCTGTCCAAGTGGACGCCGGTTCATTATTGCCATCAGGAACATAGTCTCCAAAGAATGCTTCTATCTGTCCGTCAATCTGCTCCTGAAGAACTTTAATCTGTGGAGAATACACTTCTGTAATAAATTTCTCAACCTCGGCATTTGCGACATTTTCAGGCGTTTTTCCTTTGATCGTGAGTTCTGTAGCATTAAGATTGACAGCCCCTGTCTCTGCATCAATGCGGAACGTAATGTTTCCGTCATTGTCTTTTGCCGTGAATCCCCTAGTGTTAATCCAGTCAGACTGAATGCCGATGGCATACAGAATGTTCAGCACTGCATCACCGTTGCTGTCAAATCCGGCTTTCCAAGTCCGGCCTCCGTCTACTGACAAGAAGAATCCATCAACGCCCGTCTTGTAGATTACTTTAGAATCAGTAAGCGTAGGCTTGTCGTGACGATATGATACCGTCGAGCCGTCTGCCTGAATTTCTTCCGTATAGTAGAATCCAAGGGTGTTGGCCGCCAGTTCGTTCATTTGCTTTAATTTTGCGTCATAGGCAGTAATCTTTTTCTCAGAATCTTTCTTTATGTTGTCGACCTCGACCTGCATGCTGTCTGGATAGTCAGCATTGATGTCTTCCATGCTCTTTGCATTACAAGAGAAGCTTGTACTGCCAGAGAATGCGAAGTCTACATCTGTCAGATATGAATAGTAAATATTGCCTTTAATGTCGGAAAATGTAATTCTATCTCCAAATGTGGCGTATCCTATTGCTATGCTGTCACAAGAGAATGGTCTTAATCTCATACCAACAAGTTCTTTTCCGATCAGGTCAACACCCGTCTGTTCATTGTCACTCAGAAGCTTGTTGTCAATCGTGATGACATATCCGTCTGTACCGTACTTGTATTCCGTCTCATTATCTGTATACTTGACCCCAGTAACAACTACATCGTCAACATCATAGGTAAGGTTATTGATAAAATTTGGCTTAAATCCTTTTCGCTCGAGAATTGTCTCAATCTCGTTACTATCAATGTCAAGAATAGTGTTTCCGTTAATGTCGCACCATGGAACTGTTTCTAAGGTAATAGTGTCTGTACCATCGTCAAAAGTGATGATTCGCAAATTATCATTCTCGTCAATGCGAGCGTTACCACCTGCCAAAGCTGCAACCATACCGATTACTGCTCTGAAAGTGGTGTTCTCCGGTTTCTTTTGTACCTGATAGTCTGCATTTTTAAATACTGCATCACCCAGCACAATCCCGGTCTGCTGACAGGCATCTTCTAAAACCTCTCTGACAGAGCATGGGAAAACAAGGTTTGTATTGTAGCCTGTCTCTGCCTTACTCATATAGTCCAGCAAAGTGAGATTAATCTCATCGGACGTGGCAGGTTTTTTTGATACAATGAATGTGCCGCGGCGAATGGTTTCCAATCTATCAGACAGTTGCAAATTTAAAAATAGGGTGAACTGTGCCCCGACAAAGTTGTAGTCAGAGAACCTATCATCATCATTGACCAGCGCCAATGTTGCTGTTTTTTCAATGGCTACACCTATAGGGAAGTCCCCGGAATCAGAAGAATCTACAATGCCGTTTCCGTCAAGGTAGAAATCTTCTTTTTCCAGGTTTAAAGTTGTCCCATCACGCAGCACCGCATTCGCCGTAACATAATAGTTACTATTTAAGAGGGATTCTGTTTTTAACTGATTTGTAACATTAATCATACCGGTCGAATGCTCCTTACATTAATAGTTAATCCTGTCCATCGTTCTTCATTGCCTTTGAGCGTTTGCGCTGCCATGTTGAAATTAGATGCATAGAACGTCTTGTCAATCCATTCGCCAGGTGTCCGAGGGTCTTTATGATGAAATGTGAACTGACTTTTGTTAATCATAGAGTTGAGAATCGTTGCAATCTCTCCCCATTTAAGTTCTCCCCATTCCATGTCATACCCAGCAATGGTTCCCATTGGTGTGTTATGCATAACAAGGTCCTGACTTCTCTTAGAGCTTTCCGTTGATGTAGTTGCGAACACCGGCTTATATGTATCAGGGGCCTTTATAGTGACCCCGTCAATTTTAAACTGCTCCTGTGCCATTTACACACCTCCTAACAAGAATGGATTCTGACCGCCATTTCTGCGTCTCCTAAGCTCTGCTTCATCAATGATAATGTCTAATAGTTTTCTGCCAGATGCATTGACTGTAACATTGTAAGTGTTTCCATTTCCCTGTCCTTTCCCTGACTCTTCCCGGACGATCTGTCGCAGTAAGCTTTCCGGTGCTTCCAGGTTATTCCCTTTCTTCTGGTCTCCTAATACTGCGAGAAATTCACTTCGCGGTGGAATAACTGCACCGCTGGCCAGATACGGAATAGTTCCGACACGTGGAAACGTTGCGTGGAATCCGATTCTCTTTGTTCCGAATGGTGTAGGTACTTCCCACGGTCCGAAAGAAAACGCGGATTCGATTCCACCAATTGCGTTATTAATCATCCCAACTGCATTATTAACAATACTGATTGCCTGATTAATCGGGGCTTTAATAAAATTCACAATGCCTTCAAATGCAGATCTGACTGCATCTCTGGCGGCATTAAACTTATCAGTAATAGCGGTTTTTATCGCTTCGACCTTAGTAGATATAAAAGTAGTAACACTTTCCCATGTTCGAGATGTCTTGTCTTTTATTTTATCCCAAACGCCAGTAACTTTGGTTTTAATTGCATTAAATACTGTGCTGGCTGTAGATTTAAGAGAGTTCCAAAGGCCAGAAAGTGTCTTTTTGATTGCGTTCCAAGTAGTAGATGTTGATGTTTTAATAATATTCCAAACATTAGCTATCTTTTCTTTCAAATTGCTTAATGTACGTGTTGCTGATTCTGACAATTCACGAGTCTTTTCAACAACCCAGTCTTTTAATTTTGTTGCTGCCGCGCATATTTCATCCCAGTTTTTGTACAGCAAAACTCCGATTGCTATAGCAGCACCGACTGCGATCGCGAAAATCCCGCCAGTACCGATTGCTGTCGCAATGGCCTTGATTCCACCCATGATCCCGCCAGTGCCAGTCATTAACGCGATAAGTCCTTTTACAGCTGTAGCTATTCCAGATGCACTTTTAATAACTCCCGATGCTAATTCTGCAATCTTTGCTGCCGCGAACGCTCCGATTAGGGCTGCGCCGAACGCTTCAACAATCGACTGATGATCAGCAAGAAAAGTTGCTACTTTTGCGACTAAATTAATCACTGTTGGAAGTCCTACCTCAATAACCCATTTCAACATCGGAAGAACGATGTTATTGTAAATCCATTCAAGAACATTTCCAATGGATTCCAGAATTGGTGCAAATGCACTTGTCAGATTACTGATAGATTCTAACAGCGGATAGAAATCTAAGTTTGCCGCCCACGTTGCCGTATCTGCGGCAATTCTCTCAATGAACTGCATAACCACCACAAGAGCATCTGCGATGTTCTGTATAATCTGCGTTCCGACATTGTTCTTATTCCACGCATCGGCAAAACCAGATGCAATATTCCCAATAGTTTTAAGCACGTTCTGAGCAATCCTTAGCATGGTTGTAAGCATTGTCGTACCTGTACCGTTTGTCCAGACTTCCATGAGACTCCTGCCTACACTCTTGGCAAGCTTCGCAATTCCCGACAAAGCAATGTTTGCTGCGTCAATGGTGTTCTTGCCCTCTTTTTTCCATGCGTCCTGAAAAGGCTTCCAAAGTTTTTTGAACAAATTTGCAAGTTTCTTTGCCGAATCACTAATTTTATCAAGAACTGTCTCGCCTTCTGCAACCTTTCCATAATCAACATTTTGTACAGCATCTTTCATCTGATCTACAAGTCCACCAGTCGCACTCGGCGTTTTTGACGATGAATCCGTACTTTTATCCGTTGAGTAATTATTTATTTCGTCAAGAGGACTAAGGTATCCTTTTGCCGCTTTAGTAGCTTTCTTAGTTGCGTCCGCTGTATCATTTGTTGCATCTGCCAGCTTTTCAGCATTATCGGCAGCTTCTCCGTATTGATCGGCTGTGTCGGCTATTGCATCCGTTCCGGCAAGGCCTGCACCACTCGCACCTGTTTGACCTGATGATTTCTTACCAGTGATAAGCTCCGTAAATGACTTGAAGGCATTCGCCAGAGTTGCCAATTTGCCGAGCAGAATATTGATCACTTTCAGAACAGGTGTGAAAATATTAATCAGCCCCTGTCCGACTGTTGCTTTGAGAGATTGCAGCTGTAACTGCATCACTCTCATCTGATTCGCCCAGCTGTCTGATGTTCGGATGAAGTCACCAGATGCGGCTGATAACTGCTTCTGCACAAAAGCTAGACGAAGAGCCACTTTCTCCTGTTCTGTCATTTCAGATGTGGTTTTCCCATAGCCATTAGCCAGCGCATACTGGTCAAGTGCTGACTGGGTCATTACCACGCCGAGATCTTTGAGCGTTTCCGTTTCACCCGTAAACACTGATTTCAGTTTGATATACGCCAGATCCTGACTAATGTTATAAAATGATGCCACATCACCAGTCAGCTGCGTCAGAGCTGTTGACATATCGTAAGCTTGTGATTCTGAGAATCCGAACGACTTAGACATCGCTCCGAACGTACCGACATACCGTTTAGCCATAGTTTCTGACAAACCGGCAGTTGTCATTGCGTTCTTCGCAAATTCATTAACCTTATCAGACATGGTAGTAAATGTAACATCGACCACGTTCTGAACTTCTGCGAGGTCAGAGCCAAGTTCCACACACTCTTTTCCAAACTGTACCAACTTGCCAACCGCAAAAGCCCCACCAATCAGCAGACCGATTTTTTTTACAGCACTTCCAAGGCCGTTAAATGACTTTTTTATTGCAGACACGCCGTTCTGTACGCCAGACGTGTCCATTCTGGTATCAATAATGACTGAGCCATCAGCAGCCATGTGTCCACCTCCTAACTATTTGAGGTTAAGCATCTCGTTAAGCTTATCTTTATAAGCCTGTTCCTCTTCAGAGAGACGCGTTTTTATATCAATAAGATTCTTGTTATCGTGGTAGAATTTCTTTTCCCATTTATCGAGCTTTTCACCCTTTGCTTTTTTTGACCGGATTCCAACGACCGTGTTGAACAGGCATTCACCGGATTCCATAAAGTATCCGAAAAACGTCCACCAGTGCATATAAGGCACTGCTCTGATTTCTTTGCCGGCAACCTTGTTTACCACCGGAACGATCATATCTCCGTCCTGCTCCCAGTCCATCAAGCGGGGTTTTGGCTTATTCGGACTATCGTCAACTTGACCACAGTCAATAAACTCGCAAGCTTTCTGACAAGCTTCTGTAAGATGTTCTGGGGGTATGCTTTGCCAGTCTTCGAACAAAATCTGCAACATAACAACTGTTTTTGCTTGTTCGTCTAATTCTGGGTCGTTCATGGCTATGAGAATATCAATAATCGCACGAAAATCCGTTCTGATAGAAAAATCCACCCCACTAATATTTAGTGAGATGGGTAACTCATAAGCGGTCATTTTGTGTATTTCTCCGTATATTTATTGACTGCTGCCTGCATTTTCTTCTTTCTCTTTTCAATTTCCGGTGCGATTGCTTCTGCGATCTTATCCAGAACAATGTAAGCGAATACCTGACCATTTCCGAATACAGTGGTTGCTGTGATCGGCTCTTTGAACAGGTCTTTTGATGCTTCATATCCAAGCAGATAGTTGATTTTGTCTTCAATCTGTTTATTGAGTTCAGCCATCTCTTTACCGGAAGTGACTTTCTGAATGGAATCTTTGAGCTGCTCAAAATATTCTGTCAGTTCTTCTGCACGTGCTGCTACATTAATGTCGGTTGGATTCAGCTTGAAAGAAGAAAAAACTTCGTCTTCATTGTTTGTGAATGTAAAAATGAGAATCCCATCATCAATTTTGGTATTAATTATTTTTGCCATTTAGCGCGCCCTCCTTGTATATGTGTTTATTCGCTGTCGGCTGTGAATGTACCGGAATTGATATCAAATTTTCCTTTTACGCGCTCGCCAACATAGTTCACAGTAAATGGAATCTGATAACCGGACGTATCACCGCCGTAGGAGGTCGGCACAACGTAGCAATCCTGCTGGTATGCTTCATACTTGCCTGCTGTGGCTTCTGTCCAGAGATGAACCTCGACTGCTTTTGTTTTGAGGTTGTCGTCTTTGAGACGTCCATCTACAATCTTCTGCAATGCTCCAAACAGATCAGATGTAGTGTCTGCATAGAACGGATCAGCGTCAGAAGAAACTTCATAGCCATTATGCTTAAATGTGGATTCTCCAAGAATGTTTTTAGATGTTTCGGTATCCGGGTTGAGCTCGATGTTATACTCTTCCAGGTCCTTTCCAAGACGCTCATATTTTGATGTCAGTCCTCCGCAGAGGGAACCTGCGTCAATATAATGAGCCATATATTTACGGTCAATCTTTCCTGTAACTGCCATAGAAATGTCCTTTCTGCCTATAACTTTTAAAAGGCTGTGTAGGTTAGCGACTATCTCCGATTGATAGCCGGTTGTTACTTGTTATATTACTTCATAAGTGTTTTCATAGCGCACCGATAATGGCAATAACCAGTCCTGTACGCCGCTCTCCTGCGGCTCTAAACCATAGGAGTTATCACGGGTGATACGTTTTATCACTCGCCCCTGTGAAAGCTCAGGAAACACATTTAAACGTGTCTCAGAGCCATTTACGACAACTGGTTCTCGGCATATCCATTTGCCGAGATTATCCAGGAACTTCTGAACAGATAACTTCTGCCGTTCCTTATCGGATGCCGTGCGGTAAACCACATAAAATGGGTACTGGCATACCTGATGCATTACTCCGCACACATCTTCTTTTTCTGAATAGATCAAAGCTCCGTTGTCTGCTGAGAACGCAATTCCGGAATCTTTGTTCAGTTCTTCAAACTTGATACTTTCGCCCTGATATAATCCGGGGTACTGATTCAGAAGCGCTTTCATAGCATCTGTCAGAATCTCATATCCGGTTGCATCCTTGCCGATAGGCTTATCTGCCATGTCTGCCACCTCCTGCCTGTGCTTTTACTTTACGAATCCATGTGCTTCCGTATTGTCGTTTAGCGGCATCGAACCATTTTGCCTGTGCCCGTGGGTGTGCCTGTTTGGTGTATTCCAGATTCTCCTTTGCCGCTGTCTGACCGGAAAACTGGCTAACAAGGACTTTCTTTGCTCCACGTCTTGCGTAGGGACTTCCAGTTGCTTCATCAACCATTCCTTTCCCCTCGTACAGAAAACGTCCATAAGGAGCCGCCGCCGCACATACTTTCCCAGTTCCTTGCAAGGATACACTCTCAACTCTTGTTCGGTTGATAAAGTCCCCTGTAATCATCGGCATAAACGGAACCATACTGTCCATGACCATTCCATCAAGCAAATATTGTGCTTCCTGGTACTGCCTTGAAAAACGACTCATATTCAGATTAACTTTCATGTCTCCATCAACGATAGTAAAGCCTTTAAAATGCTTTGTTCTGCTCATGCTATTTACCAAGAATTTCAAAGTGTGGAATCAGGCTGTACGGTCCACCCACGCTTGTGATTTTGAATATATTGTCTTTATTTTGATTCATGTACTGATAGAATCCATTTCGGTAATCGCCATCAGTTACTATTCCACCAGTCCACTCACCCTCCCAGAAGAACGATTCATCTGAGAATGTGATAGTATCTTCCAGAGCGTTGTTAATCTGCCTTTTCCACTCTTTAAATGGCACCCATGGAAGAATCTTGCCGTCTTTATCAGTAATGGTTATATCACCGTTCTGGACGGTATATCGAATGTGTAACTGTGCGTTGTCAGTTGCGTCTGGTCCGTACTTTTTAAGGATTGCTCCCTTGTCGGTAATGAGGTCAATGCCGGATAAAACATGAGGATACCAGTACGCATCTCCAGTTGTGGCACTTTCGTAATAGTTGAAAAGTGTAATTTTAGACGAATACATGATACCCTCTCCTTAATTATTCTTTCTGCACTGTCTGCTTAATAACCTGATTCACTCCGGTTGCCGACAATCCATTAAACATACCGACTGCAACCGCTGTGATATAATCCGTTGCTGGGAAATCCGGGATAACTCCCATCCCGACAGCTCCGAGAATTCCACCAATAACCGCCATGACTGCTGGAATCCATTCATCAGAGATTCTTTTTGATGCTTTACAGCCCATTCCTACGATGTAGCAGATCATAACGATTGCTATACATGAGCCTAATGTTGAAATGTCCATATAATCACACTCCTGCATATAATACTGGTATTCCATCATCCGTCCTTACTCCCATCAAAAGCGGTAAAGCTGTTTTAAGAAGTAAGTCATTCGTTTTCTGTACATCTCCGGCGGCGGCATACACCGCACTCCATTCCTTTGCACCTGATGCTTTCTGCTGTGGCGTTGCGTAAGAGATGGATTCACTGCCAGATGATACAGATGTTACAACGCCTGTCGTGCTACCACCAGACCCGATTGCGGTTGACATACCGCTCACAGCGGAATTGATAGCATTCTTTTCAGCAAGCTCAATTTGATACATTAATTCAGCCAATGAACAGACCGCCTTTTTGATGCGTTTCTGAGAGCGTTCGTTTTCCGGCAGCCCGTCCACCAACCTGTCAAATGTCATTGTGTCCACAAAATCGCTGGCTCTTTCTGCCAGTCGTGGAAAGTCGGTTTCTGGCACGACATTGCCGAATGATTCTGTATAGAATTTATAATCTGCATAAGCCATTCCAGATACCTCCTACATTTATGATTTCGCTGTTACGCTTGTACTTCCGGCGTTCAGTGCCTTGTATGTTCCATCGCACTCAACCACTGTAATCTTCTGTCCGGTTGCTGCCTTAATGTCAGCTTTTCCGTCCCATGTAGTCCAGTTTCTGAGATTCTGTCCATATCCGACAGTTACTGCTTCTGCTGCAACTTTGTATTTATATACGTTGTTGGCATTTTCCTTAGCCGGATTTACAGTGATTTTTGTATCGCCACTTGCTGTTCCAGCCGCAGATGTTACTGTCAAAGTGCCAAGCGTTGGTGTTTCATCAATGGTGATTACTGCGATTGCATCAATGTATTCTGCAAAAAGAGTCAGTCCCATAACTGCGAACGCTTCGGACACTGCGGTGTGGTAGTTGCCCTGAGTGTGGAATCCGATCAGGTTTGTTTCGCCAGATACGGTATATACCAGACCTGCCCTCGCAAAGTCAGACTCGTTCGGGTCTACATAATACAGAACAATGTTCTCAACAGGTGTTGCAATAACCTGTCCTCTTGGAATCTCACTGTCAGATAACAGGAAGATAGTATTGAATCCCATGAAATCCTTCATGTACTGGAAGCCGAACTGATTCTGAATGGTGATCTCAGCTGCTCCGATATACTCGTACACATCCAGAATGTTTACAAACCCAACAACACCAGTCACATTTCTGTGCATCTGCTTGAATTTGTTTTCTACACGACCCTTAGCCATTGCCAGAGCCATCTGGAATGTTGTTTCTGTGGAAGTAAGTGTACCGGTTTTCAGATAATCATAGAATCTGCCGGTAACGTCAGTTTGAAGCTGGAAAAGGAATTCATCATCAGTCATCTGAACAGCGTTCTCATAACCGTGATCCTTGATTGCTTCGATAGATACAGCCTTTGCGTACTTTTTGATAGTCATTTCCGCATAGCTCTTTTCTTTTACAGTAAACTTGCTGTAAGGGATTTCCTCGCCCTCACCAACATTTCCGCTCTGTAAAGTACCCTCTGCGTACTTAGATTTCAGTACAGCACCCGGCTGTTTTTTGATTGGACGCATGATACCAAGAATCTCACGCAAGTGTTCCCAGTTTCTTTCAAATCTGGTGACGAAGTCAATCTCACGTGCTGTGACCTGAATATCATTACTCATAATAAGATTAGCTTTTGCTGCCATATAAAAAATCCTTTCTACCCATAATTGTTAAGGTATTGGGTTAGCGGCTATACTCTGGTGTATAGTCGGTGTAAAAAATCACTGGAATAACTGGATGTTCTGGGCAATTGCAGCCTGTCTCTCGGACGGATCTTTGATTGCTTCGATATCCTTCTTTGTCATGTTTCCCGGTGTCTGCTGCTGTCCAACATGAGTGGTAAATCTTGCCTGATTCTGCTGAGCCTGCTGCTGGGATTCATCCACAAAAGCGGATGCGTCAGACTGTTTCATCTGCTCAATCAGGTCGTTCAGTCCAAGAATTTTGCCGTCCTTCAACTTCAATCCTGCTTCTTTAATGTCTGCCATAACAGACTTCTTTGCTGCTTCACTGGAAAACTTAACATCATCGAGTGCTGCTTTCAGAGCGTCTGAGAAATCTCTGTCGTAGATCTTCGCATTGAATTCCTTTTCTGCGTCCTCAGCCTTCTTCTTCCATCCAGCAAGCTCTGTCTGAATGTTCACCGGGTCGATACCGTCAAAACTTTTTAAGGTTTCTTCTGCTGTCTCGGCACGTTCTTTCCAATCATCACGTTCGCTCTCAACTTTCGACAGAGTTTTCGCTACTTCTTTTGCGTTCTTGTAATGCTCAGAGAGTGCTTTCTTCACATCTGCCTGCTTGTCCTCCGGGATTTCAATTCCAAATGATTTAAGTGTGTCAATAAGTTTCTGCATAACATCCTCCTGGTCGTGTTTATTGACCTGCCGCCGCAGGTAAAATGGATTAAGCCAGTTAGACCACTGACAGGGTAACTGTGGCTATTGGATTCGAACCAATGAATGAGTGTTCCTCTCTCGGGGTCAAAGCCCGGTGCCTTACCACTTGGCGAAGCCACATTGAAGTGCCTTTTTGGACTAAACATTAGTCTACAGGATAAGACATAACCTTTACAGCATCATGATGTTGTGATTCAGCCAAATCATAGACCGCCTGCAAACAAACAGCATAATTTTAACCAAATCAAAGCGGAACTTCCAGAGTCGAACTGGAAAACTTGTATCTATAGATATTCGCTCTATAGCCGATAGGTTCCACATAACCCGGATTCCCGGGTTAGCAAGGTATTTAACGTGTTATGCCTACCACGAGTTGTTTCGGATATTTATTTCTTTTTTTAAGAAAAGTATGAATAACAAAAACCTTAATCAAGGAGGTATGCCATCTTGTGTGCCAGACGGCAAATACGCACGACAGGACTCGAACCTGTTTAACTTTCCATTAAAGCGTGCGCACCAGCTACTAAATTAAAGAAAGGAGGATTAAAACGAAAATGTTAAAACAACCGTTGTACTTCCTGCTGCACAATTACATTATAACAGATTTATTTTAACTACCTCTCTACCACTTTTTGCGTTTTTAGAGCATATCCCGAAGTTTTTCCACGTATCTCTTGACAAGATCACGTTCTTCCCGGCACTCTGCATCCTTGGACATATCGCTCATTTCTGTTGTAAGTTCGTCCAGATGTTCTTCCAGAGCGGCAAGCATCTTCCTCTTGCAGTCCTCAGACTTGCCGGAACGATAGCTCTGTTTCTGCGTCATATAATCATCGTAAGCGTCTCGCCCGTCAGAACGGCTGTAATGCCCTCTTACATAATGTTCACCGCGCCTGGCATAAGAACTACCTCTGTCGTAATCTGGCATCATTCTGCCGTCATTTGCGCTGTATCTCCCCATACTGTCACGTTTTCTTCCACGTTCGCTGTAATCGTCATTGTAGTCGCCACGCATCTCATCAAGGACAGCGTTGTAATACTCCGCTTTCTTATCCCAGTACTGCGTGTTCTTGATATCTTTGTACATATCAATCAGCTTATATGTCATTTCCAGATTTCCAGTGGTCAGTCCATTATCAGCGATTTTGGACAGTTCGTCTTCAATTCTTGCACATAAGTCTTTAATGTCTCTCATAATCACATCTCCTATGCTTCTCTGGTCACAACAATATTCGCGTTCGCAACAGAAACAGCCTGATCGCTTGTGTTCTCTACTGCGATATTAACGCAACATCCGCGAGGTACATCAATATAGATACCAGAGGACACATTGTTATACTGGTCTACTGCTGCCGGTGTGGAAATCATCTGTGAAGATAATACAGGCTCGCCAGAGATTGCAATAGCCAGAGAAATAGCTCCGACAGTACCGCCTGTTGGAATTGCGATATTACCAGAAAAATCCACGAAGAATCTAGCCTTGCACTGGTTAGTAAGTCCTCTCAGCGTAATGATTCCACTTCCCTCCCTGTGTTGAATGCAGTTAGAACCTTTGACTGCTGTGTTTGAAAATACTACGTTTCCATTTGCTGCTACAGTCTGAGCAGCTACATTTGTAAATTCTGCCATAAAAATACTCCTTTCATATCACAAAAGGACAGGTCTCAGCCTGCCCCTCTGTGTAATACGGCATAAGCCGACATCCGAATCAATCGAAAGATACTCTCGATATGAAGTTGTTAACAATTACATCCGGTGTTGCATCCGCATCCGTAATATGTGTTCGGATTAGGAACCTGATATGCCGGAATCGGTGCTGGATTGATTGCATTAATGAGCTGCTGTGTCTGAGAAGCCATTGCAGTTGTGAGAAGCGCACTCTGGCGATCCTGAGAAGCGGCACGTCTGAGGTCGTTATTTTCAGCCTGGAGATTGGATATCTTCTCGTTGCACAGGTAATCAAGGATTGCCCTTGTTCCGGCGTTCTGGCTGTCGATAATGTCTCTTGTGTTACTGTTCATGGTGTTCTGCAATGCACAGGTATTCTGTGCCATGTTGTAGTTTATGCCCTGGATTGCTTCTCTGGTTTCGCAGCAGCAGTTTGCAAGCTGTGCCTGGAGTGCATTGGTATTCTGCATATTTGCTACAGTGTCAGCATTAATAGCCTGCTGAATGCCGAAACCAGTCTGCATGATGTTGGTGTTGATTCCATTAAATCCGGTAAGCATACCGTTGTTTACTGCGTAGAATCCATCACAGATACCGTTGTTGATTCCGTCAAGCTTGCTGATTACTGCAGAATTGTCAAATCCCCTCTGAATATCTGCCTGAGTAGCCGCCGTGGCTGCATATCCACCGCCGTTGCCGTTATTGCCCCAGCCATTGTTTTCCCATCCGCAGAATGCGAACAAGAAAAGCACGATAAGCCACCATGCACCATCTCCACCAAACATTCCATCATTTCTGTTGTTCCCGGTCAAAAGAGCAACGTCTGATGCTGTTAAATTTCCATCCATAGTTATAATCTCCTTTTTGTGTATTTACATTAATCTGGCCAGATTATAATGTACTATTTCATTCCTTTCAACAGATTCTGAAACTGCCCTGCCATCTGCTGAACCTGATTAAGTTGCTGTTGGGAAATCCGTCCAGACTGTAGCATTTTCTCAACTTCTGCTTTCGGATCTCCTTTAAAATTCTGCTTAAACTGCATAAACTGCTGTATCATCTGCATTGGTCCGTTTCCCTGCGGCATCCCACCGCCAAGTGCGTTAAATAATGGATTACTCATCTGTGTTTCCTCCCTTGATTGCTGACTCCTGCACGGTATTAGCCCTAACAGGTTCAGAAAATGAATTTAATCGGTTTATAATAGCTTCGTATTTGCCCTTTAAATCGTCATATTCCTGTCTGGTGACATACTTACTGTCCATGTTCTGAACAGGCTGTTTAGGCGGCATCTGAGATCCCACCTCGTGGTATTCAAATGTTCGCAGTGGCTGCGGCATGCCAGAAACATCTGTGGATTTTATGTAGAACTTTTCACTCTCTGAATCCATCAGCAAAACACTTGTCCCGGGTGCTACCAGATAGGATTTTGCACCGACTTCGCCAGATACCCACAGGATTCCATTATTATTCTGCTGGGGTTGCTGTACTGGTTGAGCTGGCATCTGGACAGGCTGTTGCTGGAACTGATTCATTTGCCCCGGAACGCCAAAACTATATTGATAAGGATTGTTATATAATGCCATCTCGTACACCTCCTATGACTTATTCTATGACTTATTCTATGACTTATTCTATGACTTTCTATAGCTATATTTTTGCATAAAAAAAGAACCGGAAACAGGTCGTTTCTGGCTCTAATTAGTGTCTAAAAAGTATCAGCACACTTTGATTATTTTATTATTTACCCGCCGGCTCAGCCGTTTCGCCGTGGATATACTCACATTCATCTGTTCAGCACAGTATTCAAGAGTGTATTCCTTACATCTCAGCCGGAACAATCTTTCTTCGTCCGGTGTGAAATTACACTCTATTAAGAATCTGTCTATATCTTTCTTAGTGAACACATATAACTTCATGAGCATACCCCTTACTAATGCTAACGTTGATTCTGCGCAAGATAATTTGTAAGCTTCTGTTTTGTTTTTTTTAATTCTTCTACATTATTCCCACTAATCTGACTATCCAACATGGTTGATAACACTTCCAGAATTAATGAATCTCGTTCTGCGATTCTCCGAAGACTCTCGTAATCTCGCTTATCATGTTCTTCCAGTGTCTCTACTCGCTTATTAAGCTGAAATGCCGGTGTAATCCACTTAAAAATTACGGCTGCCGCCCCTCCGACAATGGACACCCCTCCGCAGATAGAGAGGAAAATCTGTACAAATTCTGATATGCTCATTTAGCTACTCCTTTTCCCAGTAATATACCGGGATCTCATTACCACTATTCCATGTATCGAAATATTTGCCCTCTTGTACTGTCACTACATGACCATCTATGCAGAGAATATACGTACCTGTCGGATGGTCTGTGCAAAAGTCGCTGACTGTATAGATATACCGTTCTGATTGCTCAATTAGTTTGCGTCTGTATCCATGCTTGTAGAGATACGCTCCCCAGACATAATTTGCACTTGGCATATCTGACAGAGCAC